ACCGAGGGTTCGTCAGTGGTCGTTTCTTTTGCTGAAGGGGCGATTTATGATGAGTTCTCAAATTTTGTAGCCCCTATCTTCAACCAAGAATTACCGAACGTGAGATTCGTGACAGAAGCACAATTTCAACAACCATCTATTGTGCCTATTGAGACGGTGTATACGAGCAATGCCCCCGCACCTGTAAAAACGTGGATACTGACGCGTGTAGGTTCGCTGTATAGCCAGCGCACAGAAATTGCGCTTCGTGCTGGCAAAAGCAATGACGCTATGTTCCCAGACACGTTTATCAACAACTTACTGAATCCTTATAAAGTGAGTTTCGCGTAATGGCTGTTGACTACGCAACCAATCCTGCGGTTTTCGATAAACGCATGACTCTTCTAAAGGAGTTTATCGTTTACGACGCGTTCAACAACCCCAGAAGTGTATGGCATCCGTTTGCAGTAGTGATGGTTGCTATCGAGGCGTTGACAGGACGTGAATATTGGCAGGCGGCACAGTCGCAGAGCGAAAGTTCAGTACGCATTACTATGCGTTACAGGCAAGGTATAAACGATAGAATAAGGCTTCGTTACGAAAGTGAAGACGGAGTATCAGTGTATGAGCCTAAGTCTCCCCCTGTTAATGTGCGTGAGCACAATCAGTACATAGAGATTATGTGCAGGGAGCTGAGTGCAAATGATTAGTGTAAATAGACGTGCTGAAAAGAGATGTGTCGACGCGCTTCTTTCTGACGTAAATATTCGCAAGATCTATAGCTCGACAAAAATATTTCAAGGATACGCAGCGCCAAATACGTTGGGCACGTTGAACGAGTTTGTGCTCTTACAGCGTATTAGCGCGGTCACATTGGACAGAGCTACGGACGGCACTATCACCGACACACTACGTCGTGTACGTCTTCAAGTGGATGTTTCTGATACGGACTATGGGAAAATGGTGATTCGTTCAGAGCTTGTTCGTAGCGTGTTAGAACGCGCTTTCCCGTCCTGTGTTGACGATGACACATACGGTACGATTTCGGCTGGGCAAAAGATTTTTAATGTTTGCTCTATTGACATAATTTTAACAGAATCCGAGGTGTGATATGGCTGTTGGAGACGCTACTTCCGTACAAGCAAAAACTGGTGCTGGTTTTAAATTATTTTATGACGCTACAGGCACGATGACTGATCCTTCGAGTCCAACGCCTGCGTGGACACAAATTGAGGGTATGAAGAGTGGCGCTCTTCCCTCCCCCGATAAACCAGAGATCGACGTTACAACGACCGCCGACACTGTTAAAGCTTATATCCCAGGCATCGGTTCAATTGCTGACTTGTCGCTCGAACTCAATTTTTACCCTGAGAACGCGGTACATCAAAAGCTGGTAAGCGAAGTTCTTTATGAAGAAACTCCGCGATATTGGAAAATTGAAGGCGCGACGATGACATTTACTTTTATGGGCTATTTGAAATCGGCGAGTGCTACGTTTGGTGTAGACGCAGCATTGACACTGCCGCTGACGTTGAAAGTAACTACCGAGCCAACAGTTACGTTTACAACAGCAGGCGCTTAGAAATATTAAAAATATTGACAGTGTGCGTAGGATAACGTATTCAACAACTACGCACACTGTCTGACTATAAGGAGCATAAACATGGCAGTAATAACTAAAGATTTGTTCGCTCAAATGAAAGAAGAACTTTTTGGTGTCGAAAGCGAATACGTTGAACTTAAAAATGGTTACGGCGTAAACGTCATCCAGTTAACGGCAGAAGGGGCAGTCGCGTTGGCGAGTTCTCAAAATGAGGGCACTCAAAACGCAATGTTCGCATGGACTGCGGCTTGCTGTGTAGACGACGATTTAAATCCCATTTTTACGAAAGAAGATGTGGCTAAATTGCCCCACGATATTGCTGGGAAACTAACTTCCGCTGTTGTGCGGCTTAACGGTCTTCTTAACGTAGAGACAAGCGGTGAAGCCGAAAAAAACTTAGAAGAGGTGGAATCCTAACATTCGTTTTTTCTTTAGCTAGAGACCTGCACATGACAGTGCATAACCTTTTAGCGAGCATGGGGCAGAAAGAACTTTGTTATTGGATTGCCTATCATAAAATAGAAAATAGTAAAGACAAAGATCAGAAGCCAAAAGAAAACAACGATGGGGTTCTGCTTACACAACTTTTAAAATTGTCTGCTAAAAAATAAGGTACAAGGGGCGTATGCGATGGGTTCTCACACTTAATGAACCAAAGAAGCATGACGCCCCTTTCCTTTTTATGCGGAGTTTATAATGGCAAGAAGACGCGGGACACGAACGAGAACAATAGGTTTAGACCTTAACAAGATGAACCATGAGCTACGCATGGCTCTTCTCGAAGAGGGAAATGAAGTCATTGGGATGCTCGCCGAACGTGTTGCTGAAGAAGCTAACCGACGTGCTCCTGTCATCAAGGCAGAAGCACAAACTAAATCTACACGTCCGCAGCCATTGCGTCGTGGGCCAGATAAACAAGGACATAGTTCTTCTGGTCCATTAAAGAACGCTGTGTTTGCTCAAGAAAGCCAGAAAGTTCCCAATTCATACCTTGTGTGTGCGCCTGCTTGGTACGCGCATTTCGTTGAATACGGAACGGAAGCGCATACTATAAAAGCTAAAAAGTCAAATTTATTGCGTTTTCCTGGAACTAAAGAATCAGCGGGTGAAGAAGTGCTCACCGATACTGTCGAGCACACAGGCGCACGTCCGCGTCCATTTCTTCGTCCAGCCGCAGATATGGCAGAAGTATTTGTTAAAGAGCTTATAGGGAAGTAGAGGTATTTATGGCAAAAATGAGAAAAATTTCTGGTATTTTTGTACCAATTCAGCTTGATACTTCTGCTGTCGAACGTGATCTACAGAGTCTTAATAGTCGTATTGGTTCCTTCGCCGATAAGATGCAAAAGAGTTTTGACGGTGCTCTGAACTCTAAAAAGATGGTTGACGGAATAGTTCAAGTCAACAGAGCTTTGGGTCAACTACGAGACAGTGCCGATGCTGTTGGAAAGATGAGCGGCTTTGGCGAGTTTGAAAAGTCCCTTCGCATAATGCGCCCAGCGTTAAAAGAACTGGCGCAACAGTTTGGGGGCACAGTAGAACAACAGCGCGAAATGTATCGTGCTATGGCGAGCACTCAAGCGATTCAGCAAGAAGTAACCGCCTTAAATTCTTTGTCTAAAGCCCTCGGTCTTAGTAAGTCAGCGACATTAGATTTTGCCAATGCTCGTGGGCGTATGGTCTCCCAAGAAGCGGCGGTAAAGTTTTTAGACGTTGGTAAACTAACGCAAACAGAAAGCGCCCTTACTAGATTGAATCGGCAATTTGTCGAGCTTTCTCGCACATCTGGTTCTGCCATGACAGCAGAAACGTATCGCAAGTTTTCGGATTCCTCGGCGATACAGAAAGCTGTTTCTGCTTTCGAGCGATTAAATAACGGACAAAAGGTTACGGCGGCTAATTACGAGCAAATAGCAAGAGCCGCCAAAGTTTCATCTGATGCTGTCGCCGCTTATGTCGCGCAATCGGAGAAAGTTGCTAAGACTTCGCGTGGGTGGACAGGTGTCTTTACGCCAGGCAATGTGGCGGCAGGTGCTCAATCTGCTATGGCTTCACTTGGCGTTGTCGGTGGTATGTACGGGGTTACGGAGCTTGGCAAAGCCATGTACCAAGCCTCTCTGAAAATGGAGAACCTCCAATTAGCGTTTGAGTCTATCTACAATTCTTCTTCTAGAGCAACTGCACAACTGACTTTTGTTAAAGACATGGCTGAACAGCTCGGCTTGTCTTTTCTCGTGTCTGCTGAAGGCGCTAAGAAATTATTCGCAGCAGCTAGAGGTACAGAACTAGAGAAAGACGCTAACCAGATATTAAAAGCCTTCTCGACCATGAGTGCCGCTTTAAAGTTATCTGGGGAAGAAACGGACTCGGTATTTCTGGCTATCTCCCAGATCATCTCTAAGGGCAAGGTGAGTGCTGAAGAATTACGCCTTCAACTGTCTGAGCGTATGCCTGGTGCT